GTGCCTGTTTTAGTTCCTACACCAGTACCGCCTTTAGTTACTTTGAGTAAAGGACCAGCATCAAATAAGCCATCAATGGTGTCTAAGTCTGTATTGATCTTAGTACCCCATGTATCAGTAGATGCGCCTACCTCTGGTTTGGTAAGACCTAAGTTTGTGGTTGTTGTATCAGCCATGTTGACCTCTTAATTTACTGTAGTCCAAGTTTCTGATTGTTCTGAAACATCAGTCCAACTCTCAGAAACGTCTGTAATTGTTGTCCAAGTCTCTGCAATATCTGCCTCATCTTCCCATTTGCGTCTACCAGATGCGGTAACACTTGATGAAGTTGATGAGTTTGCAGATGTTATGTATACAGCCACACCATTAGCAGATACTGTACTTTCTGGAAATATTATAATTATCGTTGAATAGACGTTAATTCCAAATGCCGTTATGCTAGAAACAGAGTCAATGTTTGCACTTCCACCTGCGCTATAGTTTGCACTTGCAACAATAGAAGAAGTAGAAGCACTTAAAGCACTTGCTGCACCCAAATAGATAGCACTTGCACTTACTGAAGAAAGCGCATCAACATTTGCAGAGGCATCTTTAAAGCCACCAGCAAGTGAAGAAAAAGGAGCTTCAGATAGTGCGTTAAAGCCAAACATTATTTAAGATGTCCGTTTCCACCCAACCATGCAAACAAAGCTACTGTTCCTAGTCCAATAACCCAAAAGAACTTTTTAACAATGCTTTCGCCAATGCTAATGTAAACATTCTCTATTACTTTTTCAGTAACTTTTTCAACTAGCAATTCTAGTTGTTCATCAGTAAGTACAATGTTGTTTGCCATGATTTTATGCAGAAGCTGCCTGTAATGGTGCTAAGTTTTCTGTTGTCCAGAAGTCTTTAGCTAACATGATTTGCAAGTGTTCTTTATTGCGTGACAAACAAGCAGTCCAATCAGCATCAGTCATGCCTTCTGGTTTACCTGCATTGATTAGGTTTACGCTATCCATTGCGGCAGAGTAGTGCTGTGCAATTTGTTCGGGTGTTAGTGTTTCAGTAGTCATGATTTTTTTTTAAAGATTAGCGGCATCTAAACGAGCCTTGAGTGATTCAATGATTGCTTGTTGTTCTTGGATGCACTTCATCAACGCATACTGCAAGTCGGTCTGATAAATTGACAAACGCATCTTAGGTTCGTCACCTTGCTTTGCCCAATTGCTTTCTTTTACCAACTCAGGCGCAACCGCTTGAACATCCTGTGCAACAACACCTAATGTTAGACCGCCATCTTCTTCCATGTTTTGGTCAATGTAGTTAAAGGTCTGAACAGGGATTGCACAAATCTTTTCAAGATAAGAAGTTGCAGGAGCAAAGTTTGTTTTCTCTCTGCGGTCAGAAAGATTGCTATTGTTCCCGCTGTAATTTGCAATACCACCATTTGAACGAACTTCCATTCGCAATCCACCAGTATCATCAAGATAAATAAATTGTGAGCCTGTGTTATTTGGTGCTGCCCCTGAGTAATTGCAAACAATTCCATAAGGTGTTGCATTGCTGTTTCTTAATGTCGAAACTTGTCCAGAAGAAGACTGCAAAAAACTAACTTTTGATGTTCCTATTTGGCTTGTTGTACCTACAAGGAAATTACCTGATGAGTCAAACACACCCCGCACATTAGCATCACCATCAGACAGCACGATGTAGTTGCTTGATGTACGAATGTCTAAGCCACCTATGTTCCCGTTGTAGCCACCAATAATGACATTCTTAGAACCAGTAGTTACAAGGTATCCAGATTGAAATCCAATAAAAGTGTTGTAAGAGCTTGTAGTAGTGCTGTAGGCTGCTTGATAGCCCAAGTAAGTGCCACCTAATGCTGTGGTTGCTACACCCCCTGCCTGATACCCTAATGCTACGTTATTAGATGCTGTGGTGTTTGACCCAAGTGCCTGTAGACCCAAAGCAACATTCTTTGAGCCTGTGGTGTTTGCCGCAAGAGACAATTCACCAATAGCCGTGTTCTCTATTCCTGTTGTATTGGCAAACAAAGCTTTAAAACCAAAAGCTGAGTTGTCTCCAGCAGTGTTTGATGTAAGTGCTTGATAACCTACAGCAGTGCTTTGTGATGCTGTGGTGTTGGCATAAAGGGCTTCACGACCAACTGCCGTGTTAGTTCCCCCTGTAGTGTTGTTACGAAGTGCTTGATACCCAGAAGCGTAATTGCTACTACCTGTTGTATTAAGTTGCAAAGTTGCTAAACCAACAGCAGTGTTAAAACTACCAGTGGTATTTAACTGACCTGATTGAGTTCCAATAAAGTGGTTATCTGTTCCAGTGGATGTAGTTTTTCCTGCCCAAAACCCAATGAACATGGAAGCACCAAATGTATCTGCGGCTGTCAAAGCAAGACCCGCTTGATAACCAATTGCTAATGCACCATTAGTAGCAGTAGTGTGGGCATTAAGGGCTTGATAACCAATAGCAACCTTGTTTGTTCCTGTGGTGTTGGCGGCAAGCGCATCATTTCCTATTGCAATATTGCTAGTACCAGTGCTATTTGTAGTCAGCGCATTTACACCAATAGCAGTGTTATTTATTCCAGTAGTGTTTAATCCTGCGTTATATCCATAAGCAGTTAAAAATGGTGTTCCACCGCTTGTTGTTTGCTTTCCATAAACAGTACCCAATGCAGTAGGCGTAGCGGCAGAAGCACCACCACCAGAAGCCGCAATCGTAATTGCACCCGCAGCATTGGTAATCGTTACGTTTGTTCCAGCAGTCAATGTTGCTTTAGTAAGCGTATTGCCTGTTGAGTTACCAATAAGCAATTGGCCATCTGTGTACGATGTTTGACCAGTACCGCCATTGGCTACTGGTAGTGTTCCTGTTACACCTGTGCTTAGTGGTAAGCCTGTAGCATTTGTTAGAGTACCGCTTGTGGGTGTGCCAAGGATAGGAGTCACCAATGTTGGTGAAGTAGCAAATACTAAAGAACCAGATCCTGTTTCATCGGTAAGTGCAGAAGCTAAGTTGGCACTTGATGGTGTTCCTAACCAAGTAGCTACACCAGTACCTAAAGAAGTTATGCCAGTACCACCATTTGCTACAGGAAGAGTACCAGTAACACCTGTTGATAAAGGAAGACCCGTAGCATTGGTTAAAACACCACTTTGAGGTATGCCAAGGATAGGGGTAGTTAATGTAGGGCTAGTTAAAGTCTTGTTTGTCAGAGTTTGAGCTGAGTCGCTTAATACTGACTTCTCGGCAGGATAAGTAACAAATACATCCTTAGAACCTGCGGCAAACGAAACTTTTGCATCTGCATTGCTAGACTGCAAAACAGTAGTTCTGGCAAGCGTTAATCCATCTCCAGATAACGTACCTAGTCCCACTTCAAAATCAGAACCTAGGGAGACGGCATAGTACGTAGTGTTGCTATTACCAACACCAGCAGAGAATGTTTGGAAGCCACTTACAGCGCCACCAAGTGCAAAATCACTTGTGCCTGTTGTGGTAGTAGTTTCCTTTACCCGATCAGCAAGTACAAGTGCCATGATTAACTCAGAGTTATGTCAAGATCGCCAGCAGGGATACGGAAAATATCACCTGTATCAATTGTTTTGTTTACTGTCAAATCTGCCCATGCCAATAGATTACCTGCAGTTGATGCGTCAAATACGCCAACAGCAACAATAGTTCCCCATGAGGCAGTAGCGGCAGTAAACTCTACTGCGGCAGAGTTAGTACATAACGTACCAGTACCGCTTACCGAGAAGCTTACAGATACACGGGCATAGCTACCACCAGTTACTTGTGTACCGCCACCAGCATCAGTTGGCGCAGCAGTATATAAACCCACATACAAAGTAGATGCAGGTGTATAAGTAGTATTGGTAAATGCGTGTTTTAGAAGCTTATCTTCTAAGTAATCGGAAAATGAACCAGCCATATATCACCCCAAAGATCGGGCACGAACAATCGGAGTAGAAGAAACAGATGCCCTTTGATCCGCTACTTCTATGTCGCCCAAGGAGTTTGTATACAACGTACTCCAAGTGCCAAGACGCTCATCATCTTTCAAATATGGAGTTGCCTCAACCAATGCACCATATAAGTACAAGTCTGGGGCATAAGCTAGAAGCCAGTTGCTTGTGTTTGAATCACTCAACGCAGGAATCTTACCATAATATGTAAGTTCACCTGTATATCCATCATCTGGAGTTGCAATTACTTCTAATTGAGTACCGACAATAGTGTAATATTTTGGCTTGCCAGGTGCAATGATTGCATCTTGGCGCATCAAGTCACCCTGCTTTTCAGTAACAAACTCAAGATATGTAATCGGGTTTGTGTTTAACTGAAACTCTTTGGCCTGTAGAAAGTCTGCAGGAAAGGCAAAGAAAGCCGTATCTAAAGTGGCAGTAGCCCGTTTTACCATCTGTCGAACACGCAATTTACGATTAAATTTTGCTTCTGCAATAGAGATAAAAGACGGAATAATAGAAGTCAGGTCATCCCGATTAAGATAATCAGCAATCGTTGTCTTCAGTCCACTAAAGGTATCAAGTGCCATTTTCTACATCCCTGCACATCAGTGTATGCTCATGTTTATATTCAAATGTGCCAATGTGAAATATCTCTTTTGATAGATCTTGGTCAACATAAGTTTTATGCCCATTCTGGGCGGCTCTACGGCAAAACCATACATCTTCACCGATGTAGTCTTCCGCAGCAGGAACCCAAGGGATAGCAAACCAAGGATATTCCATAGATTTGTAGACTTCGGATTTAACAAGCATTACACCCATCCCGCAATAGTCTACATCAACAAGTCCTGTTGAATCGTCCTCAGTATATACCCGATTGATAAATGTTGCA